AAGTACGCTGCTCCAGGTAACTTCATGCTAGGTGAAATCGGACGTCTATACGACACCGTATTCATCGAAACAACTCAGGTTCGTAAGGTAACTAACGGTGCTGGTACTGGTTGGTCTGCTGACACAGCAGTTTCTAACCCAACTCCTGCAGCCGGTGGTGGTTACGTAAGCCCTGCTGAGTGGACTGGTAACGGAAACGCTGACCGCTACGATGCTATCTTCATTGGAGACAACGCATTCGGTCACGCTATCTCACTTCCAGTTGAGCTTCGCGATGGTGGTATTCTAGACTTCGGTCGTGAGCACGCCCTTGCTTGGTACTCAATCTTCGGTCTTGGTCTAATCACTGACCAGGCTGTAATTGTAGCCTCAACAAACTAATTGTGCTAGGGGGGTCAGAAATGGCCCCCCTTTTACAACCCCCCGCAATACCGAGACACTAATTAGGAGAATACCCCGTGGCAACACAAAAGAAACCGGCAGACTTTACAGGTCGCCAAAGAGACGCCCTTGTCGCACAGCAGCTAGAAGATCAAGCAGCTCGTTCAAACGAGATTGCTATGGCTACTGCAGAAGCTGCTCGTAAAGTAGAGACTGAAGTCATCGACGCTACTAAGCCTAATCAACCACAACCAATTGTGCTTGACCAGGTTGTAAAGAGCGAAGATAAGGCTGCAACAGTCACTATCAGAGTATCCGATGATATCGAAGGCATGACTTTCGGTCCTGGAAACTACTACACCTTTAAGGCTGGACAGAAGTATGAAGTTACTCCTGAACTAGCGGCTCACCTAGAGCTAAAGGGTTACGTATCCGCAAGATACTAAACACTACTTCAGACGGGGCAGCGGGCTTTTATGCCCGCTGTTTCGTTTATCCAGACTTTTTGCACGTTCTACGTCATTATAGAAATGACTACTTTTGTTAGGTTGGGCTTGATATGGCAACTCTTACAGACCTCATCTCTAAGGTCCGTACTGAAATTAACGACCAAGCTAAACAGTTTACTAAAACTTTTACTTGCGATGGTGCTACTACTACCTTTAATTTAGGTGTGCACCCAGTTGATTCCGCAACTCTTCTTGTCAAAGACAATAGCACTACTCTTCTTAATCCTGCTGATTACACAGTAGAAACTCTATATGGCGTTATTCACACCACTACTGCTCCTGTTTCTGGGCACACGTTGACTGTAACTGGTAACGTTTTTAGGTATTTCTCAGATGATGAGATTACAACTTTTGTTAACATTGCTGTCTTACAGCATACAAATAACCGCACAGACTCCTTTGGAAGCGCTATAACCATAGCTACCCTACCAGAGATTGAAGTTTATCCTTTAGTCGTTCTATGCACCGTAGAAGCCTTATTTGCCCTAGCTACGGACGCTTCCTACGATATTAACATTAATGCTCCTGATGGCGTGTCTATTCCCCGCGGTCAGAGATTCACTCAAATGAGTTCGTTAATTAATCAACGTATGGAGCACTACAAGAGTATCTGTGCTGCCCTTAACATTGGCCTATGGCGCATTGAGATAGGAACCCTACGTAGAGTGAGTCGCACTACTAATAAGCTTGTTCCAGTATATATGCCGCAGGAAGTAGATGATTCAAGAGCACCTGAGCGCGTCTATATGCAGAATGACCTTAATGGTAGAACTGTTATAGCATCTACTGCTACTACTCTTGATTTGCAGGCATATCAAGGCGATACCTTTACTAAGACTATTACTCTTCCAAACACTGTCACTATGACTAGCTCTGCGGGAGTTACAGCTAACGTAGCGGCTAACACAAATATTACTATTCCAACTAACTCTTCTATTACAGTTGGCATGAATGTTTCAGCAACTGGCGGAACAATTACTACATTCCCTACAGGAGTGACTGTTACTAAAGTGGTTAACTCTACCACTATTTGGCTAAGCGCTGCTGTAAACATTTCTGGAACTAAACTTAACTTTATTGACCAGACTCTTGCATCTCAGATTAGAACTTATCCAAACTCACCTACGTTATGGGCAACATTTACTATTGCTATCGTAGACACTGCTGCAAGAACTGTAAGTCTATCTTTGGCTGGTTCAGTTACTACAACTCTTCCAGTTCGTACGTTTTGGGATATTCAAGGAACTTCAACTTCTACAAGTGCTGTTACTACATATTTTAAAGGCCAGGTCTTTACGGACCAACAGGCTACGATTGTATAGTTCAGGCTCAATTAACTTAGCTTTTGCCGTAAAATTAAACAAGGTTCATGCTTTAACCAAATTTAGGAATGTGAAATGACCGTAAATAACCCTCAGTTAGACGCTACCAATAAGCTACGTACGTCAGCCCCACAGGCGCTGATTGATACTGACTTTGAGTATGGTACTCAGGTATCTAAGTGGGAGAACTTATCTACCACTAACTTACGCCCATACGCTTATACAACTGGTGCCAATATCACAGGTACTATTAGCGATATTCAAACAACTGCCGGTTCTCGTGTAGTAACTGTTACAGGTTCTGGATTTTCATTTTCACCTGCTTCTTACGGACTACCTTTAGTAATTCAAGACACTTTAAACCCAGTTGCTAATGGTGTTTTTGCAATTGATACCGGCTCTGCTCCATCAGCTACTAGCTTTACTTACCTTGCGCGTTCTGCTGCAACTTCGGCTGTTTCTATTTTTGACACTTACAAAACTCAAATTAGCCAAGCAAGCTATTACACAAATGCGGCTATTGGCACTGCTCCAACTATAACTTTTGTTGCTAATAAAATTAAAGTAGTTACGACAGTGCCTCATGGCCTTTCTATTGGTAACGAAATTCAAGTTACTGGTACAGTAGCTTCCACATCAGGCGCGCCTAATGGTGCGTGGGTAGTATCTCAGGTAGAAAATCCTACTACTTTCTATTTCTACTCCTCAGTTACCCCAGTCGGTACTATTTCTGGTGGCCTTGTTTACCCTCGTCCACAGGGCGCTATTCTTCACCGCCCATTTGATGGCGGAGTTATTTTTTCTTCTAACGGTTCGTCTAATTATGAGGCAACTACTCGTCAGACTCGTCGTTATTTCCGTTATCAATCAGGTAAAGGTATTCAATTTTCATCTGGTACTATCCTTAAGCCAAACTTCCAGTTGGATGGGTTAACTTATACTCAGTCAACAGGTTTGGTAACAGTTACTACTAAAGACCAACACAACCTTCAACCGGGCTCTTCTATTACTATTTCAGGCGCTAATGAAGCATTTTTCAATGGCACATTTACCGCTTACTCAGTAACGGGTTACAACACATTTACTTATGCTCCACTAACTAATCCCGGAGTAAATACCACTGCATCAGGTACTTTCTACGTTTCTATTGTTAACTGGTATGGTGCTGTAAATCGTCTTGGTATTTTTGACCAGCAAAATGGTTTGTTTTTTGAGTTTGACGGTCAAACACTTTATGCTGTTCGCCGTAACTCTACGTATCAGATTTCTGGCCGTGTGAGCGTTAACGCTGGTTCTAATACAGTTACACAAGCTACCGGTTTTACTACAATTTTTTCAAAACAGTTGTCTATTGGAGATTATATTGTTCTTCGTGGACAGTCTTATCGTGTAGACGCTATTGCATCAGATACAAGCATGACTATTTCACCTTCATATCGTGGAGCCGATAACGTAGTTGCTACAAGCGTAACTAAAACTATTGATACTAAAGTCCCTCAATCGCAATGGAATTTAGACAAAATGGATGGTAGTGGCGCTAATGGAACTAATGGAAGTACTTTAACCGCCCCATCAGGTTATGTTTTAGACCTATCTCGTATGCAAATGTTCTATATTGACTACTCATGGTATGGTGCAGGCTTTATCCGTTGGGGACTTCGCGGTACTGATGGCGACGTAACCTATGTGCACAAGTTGGCCAATAATAACGCTAACTTTGAAGCTTACATGCGTTCTGGTAACTTACCGGGCCGTTATGAGTCCGTAACTCAACCGCCAATTACTGCTGTTACTGCTGACCTATCCGCTTCTGGTACTACTCTTGTAGTTACAAGTACAGCAAATTTTCCAAGCTCAGGTACTTTATTTATTAAAAGTGGTTCTACATATGAACACGTTAATTACACTGGAAAAACTGACACTACTTTTACGGGGCTTATTCGTGCTCAAGCTGGCGCAACAGTTGCTTCTGGCTTAACGACTGTTGTTGGCTCAAACAGCATTGTTAACTCTGCGGCATTTACAGGCGTGCAAATAGGTCAACGAGTTATTTCAAATACCGCTAACGCTGTTTACCCGGATGGTACCTTTATTACTGCAATCAGTGCTGATGCTAAAACATTAACTCTTAGCCAAGCTTTAACTGGAAGCACTGCGGCCTTATCAGTAACTTATATCCCTATGGGCGCAACTACTGGTCAAGCTTTTACTTATTCAGCAACCGCCCCAATTGGTGTAGAGCTTGCTTTCCCAACATTTGCTCCGACCATTTCACACTGGGGTACTTCTGCAATTATGGATGGTCGTTTTGATGATGACAAGTCCTTGCTATTTACATATGGCCAAACAACTGCTACAGGACTTGGTTCTACATCTCCTGTGTCTCTTGGAACCACTAACGTTAGCTCTGTCGGTGCAGTGTTCACTGTTCCTAGCGGAACTCAGAACGTTGTAGTTGGTCAATCTGTATCTCCTAAAACTGCTGGAACTGGGGTTTTGCAGGGAGAAGCTTCAGTTAACATCACCGTTGCTGCAAACACTGCTCCATCATATACTGCGCCTAACATAACTCTCGTTACTTCAGCTGCTCACAACTTTGTAAATGGCCAAAGCGTAACTATTACTGGAGCTGTTCCAGCTGCATATAACGGAACTTGGGTAGCTCAGACAGGCACAACTGGAGGTTCAAACTTAGTTATCAACGTGGGAGGTAATCCAGGCGCAGTAACTACCCAGGGAGCAGTAGTTGGAGTAACGTTAGTTACAGCAGTAAACAGCACAACCACTTTTACAGTTAACCCCGCCCCGTCTACTGCTTTTGCATCAGCTACCACTACAGTATCAGGTGCATCGCAAAAAGCGTTGTTCTCTATTCGTGTTGCGCCTTCAGTGGATAATGGTAAAGCCGCTAACTTCGGTAGACGTGATTTGGTTAACCGTATGCAACTGGTTCTTCGTAACCTAGACATTGCTCTTCAAGGTTCTACTTTTGGTAACCTGCTTGTAACAGCTGTACTAAACGGTGTTCCTACTGTATCAACAACATGGAACGCACTAAGTTCACCTACCTCAAGCCTTGCACAAATTGCTGACCATTCAACAGCAACTACGGCTCCTACGGTTACTGGTGGTGAAGTTACTGGCGGATTCTTTGTTAATGGTACCAACAGCATCGACCTTTCAATTGTTCGTGACCTTGGTAATTCAATCCTTGGCGGCGGAACTACCGTGGTTAACACTGGTATTTACCCTGATGGTCCTGACGTTCTTACAATTGTGGTTCAAAACCTTAACTCTCTTGCAGCAGCGCAGGTAGTAGGGCGTTTGTCTTGGACCGAAGCTCAGGCGTAATATATGAGAGCCTACACACCAGGTGGTAGGTTTGATTCTGATTTCGAATCAGACCAGATTAGCGAAGGCATTACAGCTGACCTCACTAACCCAGTAGGAACATCTGCTGAGTGGTGGAAGTTTGATGCCGCTAGTTCTGTCAAAGATACCATTTATGATGTTGAGCCTATTGGCACTGGTCGTGTTTGGATTGGCCCTAAGACTATTTCTGTAATTAGAGCTAGTCTTACTCAAGGCTCTTCCTTGCTAAATGAACGCGGTTTCTACAACGTAGACACTCTACACTTAACCCTAAATGTAGATGATGTTCAGGCAGTAGCCCCAGAAGTATTTACCAATATTGGCGCTATTACTTCCTCAGTAGACCTCTTGGATAAATACCGCGTTGTCTATAAAGGCGAAGTTTTTAGACCTACTAAAGCTCAGCCAGCAGGTTTAGTTGCTAACAGGTATACTTTAGTAGTTATGGACCTTTCACAACTAGCTCCAGATGAGCTTGTTAATGATTCACAGTTCTTAAGTTACGCCCAACCATAGGAGATATAAATGGCTAAGAAAGCAGCCGCAGCGGCACCATCAACACCGGAGTACTCGGATGAGACCCACGATATTGTGCCTATTGTAGATCACGCTAAAGACAAAGAAAAAGGCACTACCGCTATGCGAGGTGCTCCTCACGTAGATATTGCTAACCACATGGCTGAATTGGCTAAGCAGGGTTATAAGACTACTCTTCGTTATGCCGCTATTCGTAAGCCTGGATACGCAGCATCAGAAAAGTCTTCAATACCTAAGACTAGTGGTACTCCAGATGCTGCAAAGCCAGCACCTAAAAAAGCTGCTGCTAAACCAGCCGCTAAGCCAGCTGCAAAGAAGGCAGCACCTAAGAAGGCTAAATAATGCCTTTTAAGTCTAAGAAACAAGAAAAATGGATGTTTGCCACTAAGCCGGAAATGGCTAAGCGTTGGGCTAAAGAAACCCCTAATCAAAATGCTTTACCTAAAAAAGTAAACGTAAAGAAGAAGAAATGACTATCGACCTGCCTTATTACACCGGAATACTACTTATTGTTGGATTAACTATTGTGTCTGTTGTAGCAATTATTGCTAAGGCAGTTGTTGAAGTAAAGAAGAAGAAAAATGACTAAAGTAACTGCTTCTGGAAAAGCGCATAAAGTCACTAAAAAGAAGGTTGACAAAGGCGCTGGTAAAAAAGGTGACATTATTGTTGAACAAAACAGTAAGACTGGTAAAAAGCAACGTATGAATCTTACTAAGCTTGCTGGCTCTAAGACTGTTAAACAAGGCGTAAAGGCTACTAAGAAATTTCACAAAGAACACCCAAGGATTAAATAATGGCTAAAGAGAAAAAAGTCTGGGAAACTCCAGACCCTACTAAAAAAGATAAGAAACTAACTAAGCCTAAGAAGGCTGCTGCTAAGGCTCGTGCTAAAGCTGCTGGTAGACCTTATCCTAATCTTGTAGACAATATGGCAGCTGCTAAGAAGAAGAAGAAATAATGGCAAGTGAAGCATGGCAGAAAAAGTCAGGTAAAAACGCTAAAGGCGGCCTTAATGAAAAGGGCCGTAAGTCCTATGAGAGGGCTAATCCAGGCTCCGACCTAAAGGCACCTGTAAAGTCCGGTGATAACCCGCGTAGGGCTTCTTTCTTGGCTCGTATGGCAGGTAATCCAGGCCCTGAGCGTAAGCCTAATGGCGAGCCTACAAGGCTCCTACTGTCGTTGCAGGCTTGGGGTGCTTCTTCAAAAGCTGATGCTAGGAAGAAGGCTGCGGCTATGTCTAAGCGTTTAGAGGGCAAGAAGAATGTTTCCAAAAAAGCAAAATCTAAATAAAGCTGAGGCGGCTATGCGTAAAGCGGCGTCTGCTGAATTGCACGAAAATATGGGCAAATTTAAAACTGGTGGGCATAAAAACCCTGCTACTAAAAGAGCTAGAACAAGATCGGCGGCTAAGAATAAAGCTGTTGAAGATTTTAAGGAGTAAGACCAATAATGCCAGAGTGTAAATGTAATAATTGTAACTGTCGAAAGGACCCGTCAAATGGCGATGCACGCTAAAAAGAACGCAGCAAACAAGGGCAAGAACCCTTGGACCGGCTCAAAGGCTGACGAAAAAGCTGATAAGAAAATGATGCAGGGCATGAGCCCTAAGCAGAAAACCGCCTTTAAAAAGGGCGACAAGAAGATGGATGCTAAGAACCCGTCTAAGTCTGCCGACATGAAGATGGACAAAGCTCTAGCCGCTAAGGTTAAGAAGTGTACTAATGGTAAGTGTGGCAAGTGCCCTACCTGTAAAGGAAAGAAAAAGTAACCATGGGAAAGAATAATCCAAAACCAACTCGTAAAAAAATTATTACCAATACGGTTAGAACCCCAAGCGGTGCTAAAGTCACTGTTCAAAGTAATAAAGATGATAAAAGTAAATGGACTCAAACTAAAGGTACTAGCTATTCTAGAACAGACAGGCCGTCTTACGATAAGAAAGGCAAGCTTGTTAACGAAGCTTTGAACATTAACAAGGACTTAAAGGGCACTAAAAAAGCTGTAAGAAAAGGTAATGTTGCCGGTGTTTGGTCTGAGGGTAAGGCTAAAAACCCTGTTAATAAGCCTATGAAAGATGGTCCTTCTTTCAAGAAAAAGAAGCCGTAATAATTAAAAAGTTTAGCCCTGCGAAAGCGGGGCTTTTCTTTTATCCTAATAGTAGCCCTATGCGGGGGCTGATTCAAATTTGCGTTGTATATTGCTACTCCATTGGAGACTATCATGTCATCTATTGACAAGGACCCTAAGTCCAAGGTATCTAAACCTTCAGACAAGAAGTTCTTTTTAGGTTTTTTGGATGGCTTTCCAGACGACAAAAAATTATTGATTGCGCTTATTTTAAATAAATCGATGCGGCGTAAAAAATGAGCGTAGAATTTGTAGCATATTCAAAAAAGGCTTTTACGGGAATAAACAAAGACCTTACTAAGTTATTAAAGATAGACGCTGAAAACGCAGAGTGGCCAAGAAACATATCTTCTCAACTTAAAGTTGAAATAAAAGATTTAAAAATCATTGTTTATTATCCTGAACGATATACCCAGCAAATTGATGACTTAGAGTATGGCGACGGTATTGAGAGCCCTAAGCCTATATTTAGAAGATTTGTTACTAAAAACATGAACTTCATTGCTAAAGATTTAGCTGGTTCATCCCTAGATTATTTAGCTGAGCAGGGGATTATTCCATGAGTTTTATCCTAAGTGAAGACCTTGCCCTTAAAACCTTGCTTACTGGGATTGTAGTAGCGGATGACAAAAATGCTACCCGCTCAGTTGGTGTATGGTTTTCTAACCCAGATTTAGAGTCTAGAGCCCAAAGTTACCCTTATATTACTATTGAGTTATTAGACTTTGACCCAGCTACTTACCGCCAGCACTCTGGGGTATTCCAAGATAATGACTTACAGGGCACAATTGCTCCTAGCGGTAATACTGTTTATAGCTATGAAATTCCTGTGGCTTGGGATTTAATGTACCAGATTACTACTTATTCCCGCCATCCTAGGCATGATAGAGCTATTATTGCTCATCTTTTAAATAAGGTTTTTATATCAAAACGCGGCTATTTATCGGTTCCTAATGACTTAGCGACCGAGACATCTTATAGGCATTTGATATTAGAAGAGTTCACAAAACGTGATACCATTGAAGATAACCGCCGGTTATACCGAAATGTATTCACCGTGACCGTGAGTAGCGAAGGAACCGCAGCTACATACACAACAGCTACAAACACAGTATCCACTGTAAATATTAATACAAAAACAACAACCGATATCCCATCTGGACAACAACCCGTTTAATATTTGTTTACCCTCAACTAACCTCAAGGAGAAAATCTTATGGCGACTTATAACCGCCCCGGAGTATACCTAGAAGAAGTCGCTTCTTCTGTAGCGCTGTCCTCTACCCCTACTGCCACAGTAGCTACTTTTATGGGCTATTTTGCAAAAGGCCCACTTGACGCCACTCTAGTGTCTTCATGGAGCCAGTTCACATCTCTGTATGGTGATATTTTGGCTAACTCTACAGACGCAGATTCTGCGACTGCTGTTTACCTATTTTTTGCTAATGGTGGAAGCCAGTGTTACATCCAGCGTGTAGTAGTTACTACAGCTGCTGTTTCAGGTTCTGCTACTTCAAATAGCGCTACGTTAACTATTGCCGCTGCTTCTGGCCTTGCTACATCGGATGGAACTACCGCGGGCACAATTACTTCTGCAAATGCTGTTGGCGCAACTATTACTGGTAATGGTATTTCAGCAGGAACTATTATTACCGTGGTAGCTGGTACAACTTTGACTTTAAGCAAAAATGCTACTGTTCCAGCAGGAACTCCGCTTACAGTTACAAGCACTATAGCTTCTTCTGTAAAGATTAAGGGAAATACTACAGTTGCTGTTGGTCTTCAGACTCCAGTAACCAGCGGAACTAGCGTAACTCTTACTACAGGTACTGGTTACCCTACTGGTACCCCTACTCCTACATATTCTGCCCCAAACAGCTCTATTGGAATTAGCGCAATTACCGGTTTAACTGTTGGTACAGTAGTTACTATTTCTGGTGTTACTCCAGCCGGTTATAACGGTACTTGGACCGCACAGACTGGTACAACTACCACATCTTTGGTAATTAACACAGGTGCAAACTTAGGTGCGATTACTGTTGCCGGTAACATTGTGGTTAACACAGCTCACAATATAAAGGTTGGACAAACTGTTGTGGTAGCAGGTGCTGTTCCTTCTACTTACAATGGTACATTCGTAGTAACGGCTGTGCCGACCACCTCATCATTCACGGTTACAAATGTTCAGTCACCTTCTGCAATTCTTACTACTGCGGGCACGGCTACTTCACAAAGCGGTACAGATGAGCTTACACTAACCGCTAAGACCCCTGGTTTATGGACTAATGGTCTTTATTATGAAATTTCAAATTCTACCTCAAACACTTCATATCCTGGTAAGTATTTTAACTTGGCTATTTATTCAGGTGGAACTTCTGCTGGTTACATTGTAGAACGTTTTAGCGATCTTACATTACTTGCAACAGAATCATCATATGCGCCTACTATTATTAACGCTTCGTCTAACTACGTAATTGCTACTGATTCTAACGCAGCTAACCACACCGCAGTTAACTTTGCTACTACAAATACTCCTGTTACAACAGCGTTAGTATCTCAAACAGCTACTTCAACGGGCGCACTTGGTGCAAGCACTTTGGTTAACTTAACTAGCACTAGCTCTAGCATTAATGCGGGTATGAACGTTGCTGGTAATGGTATCACTTCTGGAACTACTGTTTCTAGTTATGGTGTTGCTGCGGTTATTATTGCGCAAACTGTTAGCTATTCTGCTCCAAACATTACATTGTCTACTGCTAGCAATCACAATATTGCTGTAGGTGCAACTGTAGTTGTTTCTGGCGTTACTCCAACAGGTTACAACGGTACTTTCACAGCTCAAACCGGTACGACTGGTACAACATTGGTAATTAACGTGGGCTCAAACCCAGGTGCAATTACTGCCCTTGGAACAGTTACTTCTAATACTGCGGTTTTAAGCGCATCAATGACGGTACCTGCAAACACTTCTTTAACATTTACAAATGCCGCCCTTACCGGTGGTAGCGATGGTTCTACTGTAACCAACACTGCTGTAGCAGCTACTAGTGCTACTGCAAAGTTGGATGCCATTAACCAGCCT